TCGTTAATGGATGCGGTCAGGGATTTAAGGCTAAACGCATCGCTTTCAAAAATGCTATCTCCAGGCATGGGGTGCCTCTCTCAATAAGGGGTGTACAGGTGGTTTAGCAGTGCGTGGCGTTAATCGCGGACGATCACGCCACGGCTTACCAGATCGTTAGTGCCAGCGGTAATGGCGGCCTCGTCGGCACCCTCTGGCCAGCCCAGCAGCGCGCCGTGAACCTCGCAGGCGCGGACATGCACGGTAATCGGCTGCGGGGCTTCGGTGGCATCGGCTGCACCGTAAAGCACGGCTTTAGCTACCTCTGTACCATCGACGGCGGCAGGCGCTAGCGGCACGTAGTTGCCTGCGCCGTTGAGCGCCAGCACAGCACCCGCTGGCAGGTTGCCACTGGCCAGGGTGCCCGCTTCACGGGAACGGGCACCATTGGCTTCTGATAAAACGTGTTCACCCGTACGGGTGCCTTCGGTGTAGGTCGTTGGCATGGGAATGCTCCAAGGTTGGGGTTACACCATCACAGGCTTACGCCTTGGCTGGCTTGCGGTTAAAACGGGCGTAGGCGTTGGCATAGTTAACGTTCGCCTGTTTCGCTTGCCCCCCTTCGGGGGAGTGGCTGTTGTGAATGTGCTGGCCTTCGCCGTGGGCGGCGGCAACGTCGAACACGTAGCCGGTGGCCTGATCGGTATCCATGCCGTTGCTAATCAGCTTTTCCATGAGCTGGTTTTGCCCGGTGGTCTGGCAGGCTTTAATGATGCTGGTCACGCGGGTACGCTCGGTGGCCAGCACCTGCTCCGGCTGTGCCGCCTGCAGCCGCTGGATAGCCTGAACGGCGCTTTCTGGCGTTTGCCGAATATCAGCAGGGTCTAAGCTGAGCGCCTTGGCAATCACTGCTAGCGGCTGCCCTTCGGCGTTAGCCGTGGGGGCTTGCTGCCGTAGCGCGATAATCTGATCACCCAGATCAGCGGCTTGGGCTTCGGCCTCTTCGGGGGTTAAATCAAACGCCAGGGCGAGGGCATCGGCGGCGCTCATGGTGGTTTTCTGCCCGGCTAGCTGGGCGCGCAGGTTAATCAGCTCGCCATGCTCTTCTAGCTGCTTTTTGAACTTGGACATATCAGCACAGGCCACCGCCTCCAGCTGGGCATCTTTAGCGGTGGCAATGCCCCACGCCAGCGCTTCATCCGCGCCCATTACCGTGTCGCCCTGATCCAGCAAGCCGTTAATCTCTTCGGCGGTCTTGCCGGTCACCCCTACGAACACATCAACGATGGCATCATCGAATTTCGTGAGGTTGGCGGCGGTTTCCTGCATTTCCTTGGCGTTGTAGAAACCCACCATCAGCGAGCTGGCTCGGTGGGTCATTACCGTGGTGCCCACGCCCATGGTGCGGGTATCACCCGCCATCATGATCGTTACCGCGATACTGGCCGCCATGCCGGTTACTTTGGTGTGCACCTTGGCCCGGTGATTTTCGAGGTAGTTGTAAATGCGAACGCCGCTGGCCACATCGCCACCAGGGCAATTCAGCTCTATATGGATCTCGTCTAGTTCGCCAAGCGCATCAATCGCGGCGATCAACTCACGGGCGGGCTTTTCGCCGGTAAAATCGCTAATCCAATCCGGTGCCCAATCCGAACCAATCGGGTTATCAATAGCGATATGTGCAATACGCGGGTTTTCCGCCATTGCTTGAGCTGTAAACCAAGGCATGGTTAGTCGTCCTCGTTGTCTTCGTCGGTGGTGGCCAGGGCTTCAAGGGCTTTTTGCAGCGCCCCGTTTTTGGCGGTGATACGCGGGTCTGAATCCAGCGCCAGCCCGTGTTGGTCGGCGCTTCGGTTGCCCTTGGCAATCTCGGCATCCAGCAGGTCGAGCGACCAGCCGCGCTCCCCCGCTTTCTCGCTGCGCGGGGCAAAACCGGCGCGCACTTCCAGTAGGTCGGCGCTGACTTCTTTCAGCGGGTCTACCCAACTCCACTTGGGCGCGATCCAATCAATGGCCAACAGCTCTTTACGCCGTTGCCAGTAGCCAGGGATAAGCAGCGCCCCGCTGGTCACGGCCACATCTAGCCATTTAGCCGCCACCCGGCGGCACCACTGGTGAACCATCAGCGAGGCTTGCAACATTTCAGCGCGGCGGCGGAACTCTAAAAGCCCGGCCCGTATTGAGCTGTAGTTGACGCCTTTGAGGTCGCCGGTCATCTGCTCATAGGTCAGGCCCGCACCCGCGCCCACCGCTAACAGCTCGGTACGCAGCCACTCGGTGTATTGCCCTTGAATATCGGGCGGCGTTGAGAACGTGACCTCTTCGTCATCCTCCATGTAGTGGATGCCGCCGGGCGTGAACTCTTCTAGCGGCTCCACTTCGCCGGGCTTTTTCACCAGCTCGCCGAACGCTGGGCCGTCCTCTTCGGGGTCTTGGTTCGTCTTGCGTTTGACGAACGCGCCGAACAGCTGCGCCAGCTTTTGCCGGGCTAGCGTGGCGTCCTGCATTTCGTCAATTTCGTACAGCCGCACGATAACGCTGGTTAGCTCGGGCACCCCGCGTAGCTGACCGGGCCGGGTGCGCCGGTACATATGAATAACGTTATCCGCTGGCACCGGCACCCGTTCGTTATACGCGGCGGTCAGCTGTTCGTTGGGGTGATAGCGCCATAGATGGAAGGCGGTTCGTTGGCCGATGCCGTTAAACTCGATGCCCATTTTGATCATGCGACCGCCAAAGGCTTGCGAGTAGGCGGGGTCTAGGTGTTCGGACTCCACCACCTGCAGCTGCAGGGGCACGCTTAGGCCGTCGCTTGTGCGCCGGTAGCGAAAGCGCCCCAGCACCTCCCCGGCTTCAAACTGCGCGCCAGCGGCTAACGCTTGTTGACCATAGAAATTGTCTACGCCGTCCGCGTCGCTTTCCTCTACCCACTGATCCCAAAGCGCTTGTATGACCGGGTTGCCCCACTGGGGCTTAATGCCAGTGCCCACTAGGTTGGAAACGTATTTCTCTTTGGCACTGGCGGCGTAGGCGTTGTTTCTAATGGCGTAGTGGCTGCGGGCCTGCAGGATGGGCAGCGAGTTTTCAATAGGGCCGTTGGGGCCGGTGACCATCGTTCCCTTGCCTGCCATACGGCGGCGCGTGCTGCCGCCTTCGTAGTAGGCGCGCACCGGCACTTGCCGCCCGTCCCTCACGGTCATACGGATTCGGGGCTTACTGGCGATCATGTCAAAGCCCCTTGTTGGTCATCACTAGGCGGGTACGGCTACGGCGGCGCTTGCTGAGCGCCTGCAGGCGTTCGGCTATCTGATTTTCCAGCGACTGCAGCGCAGGTAAGTCGGCTTGGGCAAACTGCACCTGCCGCCCGTTTTGGTTAATGGATACGACGCGTTTACCCGTTGCCAGGTCTACGATGGCTTGGCGAACCTCGGCAAGCTGTTCGGGGGTGTTGGCCATGGGTGGGCCTCCTAAATTCGGGGCTTAACAACGCGACGGCGGCGGCGCGCTTGGGGCGCGGGTTGTGCCTGGGGTGGTGGTTGGCTTGCTTCGGTGCCGGTGGTGGGCGCGCTTAGCAGCAAGTTAGCGTCCCAGTGGTCGGCCCACGTGGGCGGGGCTTGCCAGTTGATCTTCTCGCCCCCCAGCAGAATGAAAATGGCGAGGTTGTAAACGAACAGGTCGAAGGCTTCGTTTGGCTTGCTGCCAGGGCGCGCCCATTTGCCGGTGGCGGGGTCGCGTACTTCGTAGGTCAGCTCGTCAAACCACCACATGCCCAACCAATCAGGGGTGTGCATGTAGCCCGCGCCGGGCTGCTCGCGGTCGATCATCGCCGCTACGGTGTCTTTCAGCAGGTCGGTGCCCAGCAGGTACAACGGCACATCGCCCCGCGCCCCACTGCTGCGGCTTTTGCGCTTGGTGTTGTCGGGCTCGGTTTTACGGATGCGGCTATTGGTTTTGCTACTGCCACCTTTCAGCAGGTACACACGGCCTTGTAGGCCATCGCCCCCGGCTCTTAACCGGCGGTGATATTCATACGCCTGCGAGGTCACGCTTTCGGTGCCTTTCCCCTCCCCGCCGGTATCTACGCCCATAGCGAGAATCGGCATACGCCGCCCGCTGCCATCGCCTAGCTTGTAGGTGCGCTTTAGCACGTCGCGGGTCAGCAAATCCCAATCCTCGGGCTGCGTCATGGGGTTAATCTGCCGGGGTGGCTGGTCACCGTCGGGGCCGCGATCCTCTTTGATGTTGAAGCGGTCCACTAACCACGTTTCACGGTTAGGCCCCCAACCATGCACCTGCACCACGAACCGGCGGTTTTTTCCGCCCTGTACGTCTACCGATGCCGTGAGGAAACGCACCCCGTGGGGCACGGTGCGATGCTGATAGGCTTCGCCCCGGTCTTTCAGGCGCTGGCCTGAACGCTTCTCCCCTGGTGTGCGGTTAACGTAGGGGCGGCCCCAGTCAACGTTGGTGACTGACTGCAAATCCTTTTGGTTGCCGGTGGCTTGGAATGTCTCTTCGGCAGCGCGTAGCTTGCTCACCAGAGATTGCCATGTTTGATCCGATGCCGCCGGACCTTCCATCCAGAATGACGCAATCCGCGTTTCACGCGGGGTGCCTATCAGCTCGCCCTCTAACGTCAGCTCGCAGCCCTCGGGCACCCAGCGGCCACGCTGGTTAAGCTCTCGCTTAACTCGCTGGTCGACCTCAGCGCCACAGTGCGGGCAAAACACACACCCGCTTTCCATGCTGAAATTCTCTTGGATCGGCTGAAACCAGCGGCGGCAGGCGCTTTCTGGACACTGCCAGTACAAGCGGCGGCGGTCGCCTTGGTTGTAGAGATCCAGTATGCCGGTGGTGGGCGGTGCCCGGTGCGGCTCGTCGTCCGGCTGCTGCCAATCGGCATCCAGCACCGGCCTACCGGGGGAACTCTCAACCAGCGTCATGCCGGTGCTACCAAAGGTTTGGGTACGTTTGCTAGCAAGCACCCAACCGGAACCCTCACCGCCTACGTTTTCCGTCATGCGGTCGTAGTCGGTCAGTAGTACAAATTGGTAGTCAGACGATGCAAAAACGTTCTTCGACGGGTGCTTAATCGCCAACATGTTGCCAGCGCGAAAAATGATGTCGTGAACGTTGTTGTCGTGGCCACGCGGGCTTAACCGCTTGGTAATCTCAGGCGAGGCGTTAAAGCTACGGCGCAAGCGTTTCTTGCTGTACTCCGCTGCTTTGGCCTCGGTAATTTGCACGACCAGCCCATCACCGGGGTCGTTAATGATCTTGTAGCAAATGAATCCATCGACTAAGCCGATGGTTTTACCTGTTCGCGCCGGGCCTACGAAAATCACCGCGTCGTATTTGCGGGAGCCCATGCAGTCCATGGGCTCGATCATGTAGGGGGTTTTGTCAGGCTTCCAAAGCGTTTTGGTGCCGTTGCCGTGTACAACGTACATCGACTCGGCCACCGCCTCGCTCACACGCACCCGGCGCGGCGGGCGTAACAGCGTGGCTATGTCATGGCGAATGGCGGCAGCGTTAGCGGTGTTAGCCATTGTCTGGGCTCTCCATATCCGCCGTTGCCGCTTGGTACATCTGCTCGCGTAACGCGTCGATCACGTGCTGAACGCGCTCGATGGCGTCAGGGTCTAGCCCGGCGTCACGCTCCAACGCGTCGGGCAATGAATCCAAGCCCGCCGCCACCGTCTTGGCCAGGGTGCTTAGCTCGCGGGCAAACTCATGTGCCGGTATCAGTTGCTTAATGGCCACCTCAAATTTAAGGCGCTCGTTTTCCGACTGATACCAAGCCTTACGCGCATCGGGGAACTGGTCTAAATCCAGCCCGCCCGCGATAGGCGTCTTTTCACCGAACAGCGCCGGACCAACATCTGAAAGCGCGTAGGTGGGGTTACCGCGACGCGTGCCAGAAGGCATGACGCCATGCTCTTGCAGCCGCTTAGCCACAGTGCGGCGGTCTAATCCGAACGCTTGGCCAATCCTGCTAACCGACCAGTTATAGGCATCTTTGCTCTCGACCACTTCACCCATAGATGCCCACCTCTTGCGGCGCTGATAACCCCCGCTCAGCTGTACATGATTCGATTAAAAACAAGCTGCTCGATGTACAACTTGCACAGTTAACGCGCTGAGCAACCACACGGGATTAACCCCACCTGCGGTGGCACATCCTGAAAACCCGAAAATTTCCCGAAATCCGGGACT